AGTGCTGCAGCCGCAGCCTCGGATCCGTTGGTCGACGAAGATGCCCCCATCGTTGACGAAGACGGAACACTCGGCGACCAGACCGATTCTGGTGCGGGGACTTCGGACGAAGACGCGGACTCGTCCACCGCAGCCGTCGAACTCAGCGATGAAACAGACCCCAACGGGGATTTGACTGGCGATGCAGATGACGTAGAGGCGTCACCCGCTCGGCCGGCTCCCAAGAAAGGATCTGCTGAGGAACGCATAGTAGAGCTGAACGATCTGCTCGAAGGCACGAAGATATTTGGCAAGCACATGCAGGGCCAGCTCAAAGACGCATTGTCCGAGCTGGAGCGGTTGAAGGGCGGTGGTAAACCCACGGCCGAACAGACCGCCGCTGCAGCTGCACCTCACGCTGACGAAGACGAACCCATGCCGGATTTAGCCGACGAGGATGTCGCCTTCGACAACGACAAGTATCGCGTCAAGATGCAGAAGTGGACAAAAAATCAGATCAAGATCGGAACTCGTGAAGCAGTTCGCGAGATGACCGGCCAGGACGAAGCTGTGAAGCGACGTAAGGCGGTCGAAGAAAAAATCGAGGTGTTGCGAAAGCCATCCCGATTATAAAAAGGTCGTGACTGAGAATCCGGTGCTGGCTCAAAACCAGTTGGCGCCGGACGCCGGCATTGCTGTCGCTCAATCGGAGCACACTGCCCGACTGTTGTACGAATTTGGAAAGGATCCTGCGCTGGCGGTTCGCACCGCTAAGCAGTCGCCCTCCCAACAGTGCATCACCATCGGGAAGATGATCGCGAAGATCGAGGCAGAAGCGGCACCCGCTTCAGGATCAAAGCAGAACGGCTCTAAGCCCGATGCGAAACCAGGGCAAAAGAAGTCCATCACCACGGCGCCTCCTCCTCCCACCCCGACGAAGGGTGGCGGACGTGCACAGACTCGCGATCCACTCGACCCAAACATGTCGATGGAAGAGTTCGCGCGTCAGCACAGAGGAAGCAAACAGTCAGCCCGCGAACAGGCTCGGAAAATGCGCGGACTGAACTAAAACAAATCGGAAAGGATCAATGGCAAATTCACTCATCACCGCTCAATGGGTCGCTCGCAAGGCTCTCGTCTTGCTGCACGCCAAGAGCAACTTCACGGGTCGCACGAACCGTGACTATCAGAGCTTGCTGCCCGGCCCCATCAACGGGGTCATCTTGGGTCAACAGCTCTCGATCCGTCTGCCGTTCCAGTACACTCTCCGTACCGGTCCGCAGATGAATGCACAGAACTCGGTACAGCGCTTCGCCACCCTGTTGGTCAACCAGCAGCTCGGCGTAGACATCAACTTCACTTCGGTGGAGCGCGCGATGTTGCTGAACAACTTCCAGGAACAAGTGCTCGAACCCGCAATGGCGCGTCTGGCGGCCGGCATCGAGAACTTCACCACGGGACAAGTCAACAACGTGCCGAAGTTCACGGGCGCCTTCAACACCACGGCAACCTACGATCAATTGCTGCAGAACGAGCAGTATCTGACGGAAGCCCTGGCCCCTGAAGACGACCGGCGCACTTTCACGGCGACTCCGCAAACCTCGCGGTACTTCGTCCGTGACAACAAGGGTCTCTTCAGCCCCGAGTCCACGATTTCCGACCAGTGGTTGGAAGGCGTGATCTCCGACAAGGCCGCTGGCTACGTCTGCTTCCGTAACACGAAGCTGCCGACGCACGTCATCGGAACTTTCGGCGCGACCGCAGCTCCCGTTGTGAACGGCGCCGGTCAATCCAACCCCGGTGCCGGCAACGCGTTCGTCTCGACGTTCACGTTGAACACCAACGGCTGGACCAACGGTGGCACCACCCTGAACGCGGGCGATGTGATTTCCATCGCTGGCGTGAACGAAGTCGACCCCGAGACGAAGGCGTCCTTGGGCCGACCCAAGCAGTTCGTAGTGACTGCGACCATCAGTGACACCGCGGGCGCAATCTCGATTCCCATCGCCCCTGGCATCATCACTGGCGGTGCGTACCAGAACGTGGACAACGTTCCGGCCGCGGGCGCTGTCATCAGTGTCTTCGGTCAGAGCGGCGCTGCCCCCATCGCGGCCTTGAACGGCGCGTTGATCAAGCAGTCCCTCGGCTGGTACCGGGACGCGATTGTGTTTGCGAACCCCCCGATGCTCGACCTCAGCCCCCTCGTCAAGATGACGGCTGCGGAAGCGTTCGAAGGGTACAACATCCGCTTCGCGCAACAGTGGGATCCGTCTAACGACGTGCTCCCGGCTCGTCTCGACTCGATTGTCGGAGCCGTGCTCGCTTACCCCGAGCTGGCCGTGCGGAACATCGAAGTCGCGTCGGCGGCTTAATCTAACTTAGAGGAATAGAAAATGGCTAATTATCAAGTTGGATATGGGCATGGCGACGTGGTTGGCGTTCCGTTTGACTTCTACGGTGGGGCGACCCTGGTGACAGGGTCGACGATCACCATGCAGACGAACCAACTACTTCTGCAGCCTACGGCTGCTGTCTCTCTCACGGTCAACCTTCCACTGAATCCGGTGGATGGCGCCTGTGCTGAGATCAGCAACGTGGCGGCGGTTGTAGGCTCGGTCATCACCTTGACCGCAGTCAACGCTAACACGGGTGACACGATTGCGACGGCTGGACTCGGCGTCCCGGCCTCTATCACTGTGGTGGCCTCCACCACGGGCGGCAGCGCGATCAACACCATCAAGTACAAGTACACCTTGAACGGCTTCCAGCCGGCCTCGGGCGCTGCGGTCTCTCCGCGTACTTGGTTCCGCGTGCAATAAAAGAAGAAATAGCGCCGCTGCCCTCACCCAGTAGGCGCTTGTGGTGAACGTCCACCCGTTTAAGTAGACGTGACATTTCG